GACGCCCTGATTGCCGGCCACGATCCCCGTGATGGTGCGGGAAGCGTCACTGGTCAGGCGCCACCAGAGCGTCGTGGCTCCATCGGTCGGGTTGTAGTCGTTCTGGTTACTGGTGATCTGGCTCGGCGAGATGACGCCGGTCAGCTCCAGACCGTAGAGGAACCGGGCGACGCCCCGGCTGTCGATGCGCACCCGCTCTATGGACGCACTGCTCCCATCCGGCGTGGTGGACAGCAGGAGCCTCCCCGGCATGTCAGAGGAGCCGGGTGTGCCGTCCACCTGCGCCAGGACCCGAGCGGCTCCCACGTAAGTGCTCCCGTCGGAGCCACGATAGTCCACCATGCCGATGGTGTCCCCGTCGCTCACGATGGCATGTGTGCCGATGCTGGTCCCGCGCGACTTCGTGACGATGACCCCATGCGAGCCGCTCTGAGCGGCCCCGAACGCGCCCGCCCGCAACTGGGCCGCGGGCGCCGAGCCGCTGAGGTGTCGTACCTCGATCTGGTCGGCCGTGGTGCCGATGAAGATGAAGGCCAGGACAGCCCCACCGGAGTCCCGGACCTCGAACATGTTGTCGCTCTGGCTCGCTGCACCGACCAGGTACAGCGGGGTGACCGTGGCCGACTGCGCCGTGATGCTCTGGTCCGCGGTCGGTTTGGACACGATGTCGCCGAACGATGGAGCGCCGTAGGCCGCGGTACTGCCGGGGATGCGCACCCGTGCGAGCCCGGAGGACGCGGAGGATTCGAAGACGCCGAAGGCTCCGACGCCCAGCGCGGCGGTGGACTTGGCCGTCCCGCTCGTGGCGTGACTGTAGGCGTATTGTCCTCGTGTCACGGCCTGCCCGATGCGCACGTCCACCGAGCCCACGACACAGACCGCGGCGTATCCCCCGTTCGGTGCCGCGGCCCGCACCAACGTGGTCCCGTCGGAGTCGGCGAAGTACCCGACCACGACCCCGACCACGTTGGTCGCGTCGGCCGCTACGACCGGCCTGACCCGCGTGTCGTCGTAGCTGTTGAGCATCTCGACCAGGGTCCCCAGCGCCAGGGACGAGCCGGTCATGTTCTGGCAGGACTTGAGGACCCACGTCGTGCCCTGGTCGTGCCCGGTCCCGCCGGAGCTGACGGGCAACTTGTTCCTGACCTGTGTCAGCAGGTTGACCCACCAGCTCATCGCGCCGGACTCACTGCTGCACCGGGTAGCGGAACCCGACCTTGGAGCCGGACGGCGGGGCGATGTTCAGCGTGACCGTCTTCGCGGACGCGCTGTAGACGTAGCCATCGTTGGCCGAGAGGATGACGGCATCCACGCGCGCCTTCGGTACGCTGTGCCCGTTCCAGTCGATGAGCGTGAACGTCCGGTTGGAGCCGTTCACGCTCCCGATGCCGGCCACCCATTGTGTCCAGCCCGACTTGCACAGTTTCACCCAGTCTGCGGTGACCGACGGGACAGCGCAGGCCCCCGAGCCACCCTCCCCACCCGCCACCGGCCCCGAGCAAGGGTCGGACAGGAACTCAGCGCAACGGTAGAAACCGGCCGATGCCTTCCAGCCGGGAGCAAGCACCAGGTACGTGTTCGACCCGATGAGCGAGCGCGGGACCAGGACATCCCCACCGGTCGCCGCCGGCACCGAACCCACGGCCACGTACTGGCCTACCGCGGTCGGGGTGCCCTCCCCGATGCCGACCACCAGCGAACCCCCATCCGCCTGACCCTGACGGCTCCCCGCGACCCCGACATGGACCAGCAGACCGACATCGGCGTTCGTCAACTCACTCACCGTCAGCGGCCACCACGCTTCTTCGGTCGTGGTCCGTGGTCCGTACATCCCGCAGCCGATGAGGCAGCCGCTGATCGTGTATGCCGTGTTCTCGGTGACCGCCGATTGGAGGGTGGTCCCCCCGATGGCGAACGTGAACACCCCGAGAGCGTCCTTGGCGTTGCTTTTTGCTCCGATGGTCGCGGCAGACCGGGTGCAGGCGTCCGTCTCGGGAGGCTGCCCCTCGTCGGAACCGCCGGGTGGGTCGTTGATGCGCCGACCGGGCCGCAGCTTCGTGTCAGCCAGCTCCAATGTGAGCATGTAGTGCAGCTGGTCGTCCCCGTCTTGCTGGACGGTCCTCCGCGCGATACGGATGTAGGTGTAACTCGTGAAACCCGGCAGGTGCGAGAACTTGACCTGGATACGTTGCCCAGCGCGGATCAGGTTGACCTGGCTCGGCGGGACCTTGTGCAGCACGACGCTTATCCGTTTCAGTTCGGTGTTCGACTGCGCCAGGAACCTGTTGGCCTTCGCGGCTGCCTTCGTCTCGCTGGTGACGGTGGGGTCGACGATGGATGTCTCGCGTTTGTGGCCGATATCGGCCAACACCGTGGCATCTGTCTGGTAGGACGCCGACCCACCGGAGCCGTACGACAGATAGACGCCGCTCCAACGGCTTGAGGGGTCCTGCATCAGCGTCGCGTCCTTGTTGGGCGCGAACACGGTGGACTCGTCGACATCCGCGAGCACGTTGCTGATGCGCAGGCTGCAGTCGTTGATGGCAAAGGCCGGCGCGTAGTAATGGACATCGATGGCACCGGTCGCATCGTTGTACGCCACGAAGTAATTCTTCCCTGACATCTGCGCGCAGTCGTTGAGGATGTCGTAACCGGTCCGTCCTCGATAGTCCGAGGCATCCAGGTCCTTCGGCCCCGTAGAGTCGATGAATGTGGTGGCGCCGCCGATCGGGCCGGTGTAGCCGGACCCCAACCACCAAGTCAGCCGTGCGATGTCGGTCTCAGCGGGCCGGTTTGCCGCGCTCCCCCGGATGATCTCGAAGGACAGCGCGGTGTTGATATCCGTGACGCTGCAATCCCACCGCCGGGCCACACCGATGAGTAGTGAGTCAGCCCGTGACAGGTTGCGCTCCGCGAAGTATCCGGTGAACAACCGCGGCCACGAACACGCCGTCTCCGCTACGTGGAAGTTGCGCAGCCCCACCAGGTCCAGGGCACCGGAAGGGTCATCGACCAGGACCTCGGACATGCCATAGGTCCCGGCCTCTGCGGACTCCTCCAGCCGGAACCCAGAACCGAGCCGGATGGCCTTATCGCCGAGGTCCCCGGAGCCGTAATAGAAGAACAGCGCCACGTCAGATGGCCTGCATCCCGTAGCGCCGGGTCATCTGTGTTCGGGTATCGACATCTCGTGTAGAAACGCTGGTATTGACCGTGGTGTGAACGGTGACGCTCGTGTCCTTGCCACGGATACGGTCCAATTCGGCGTTCACTCCGGAAAGCTGAGAAGTCAATCTGGCCTGAAGGATCGCGATGTCCTGGCCGATGGACTGCGACACCTTCGTCGAACCGCGCGCGTTCGCCTCCACCTGTGCCCGTTTCGCGGCTTCGATGGCCTGCCGTAGCTGGTCCGTCGTCAGGGTCCCGTTGGACACCAGCGCGCGAGAGAGGTTGGCCAGCGCTTCCGCCTCCTGCTGGCCGCCGAACGTGTCCGCGAGGATGCGGTCAAGCCCCTGTAGTCCGGACAGGTGTGCCGTGTACCGCTGGATGTTCCGGAGCGCATCCACCGCGGGTTGGTTCGCCGCAGCGTTCGCCTGCGCCTGGAGTCGTGCCTGGCTCTGGCCGATCTGCTGCTGGAACTGCCCGAACGCTTCCCCGAGCGCAGCGATGCTGGCCCCTGCGATGCTGACCGCGCCCAGGACTCGGACAGCGCCCATCACGCGGCCCACTCCGGACGGCGCCACAGCCCCCGCGGCGCCACCGCCCAGCCCGCCGACCGGCCAGTTCACCACGTACACCGGCTGGGCGATGAAGCTGCCGAGTCCAGGGAGTTTCCCGGCGACACCACGCCCGATAGCACCGGTGATGCCACCGACCAGGCCACCGAAGATGTCCCGCAACCCACCACCGAGTAGGCCACCCGAAAGCTTGTTGAGCCCGATGAAACCGAGGACCACGGCATCGATCTGTGGTGGTATCAGGCGCACGATCTCATAGCCGCCCCTGAGGATGTCTAGGAGTGTCTGTGCCCCGGTTTTGACCGCGCCCCAGTCGATCCCATCCAGGGCCTGGCCGATGCTCTTGCCGAAGTCCACCAACTCCTTGCGGTTCTCTTTGAGGAACGCAGAGAGCTTGTCCGCGATCCTCCCCAACGCGGGAGCGAACCCTTCCCCGACCGCGATACCGGCTACCTTGATGTTGGCCGCTAGCCGCTGGAATTGGTAGGCAAGCCCCTTCTGGCGCTCATCGTACTGCCGGCTGACAGCACCGCCGCTATCGCGGATGCGTTCCAGCTCCTCGCGGAACTTTCTAGCATTCTGGCCGGTCAGCTGGAGGGCAAACTTCAGCGCCTCCTGCCGCCCATAGAGCTGGGCGATGTCGATACCAGCCTTGCGCGCATCACGCCCCATCTCAGCTAGCGCGTTGACGAGCCCCTCCTTGCCGGCCAGCGCTATATAGCTCTTGCCGGTGGACTTTTCTAGTAGCGCCAGCGGACCGGATGGCTTGGCCAACTCGATGATGGCCCGGTTCATCTGTGTGACGGTCGCTCCAGCCGTGTTGCCCTTGGCCGTTAGGGAGCCGTATGAAGCCGCGATCTCATCGATGCCGATGCCGTACTGGGCAGCCACGGGGGCCACGTCCGCGAATGTGGCTGCTATCTCGCTCAGTTTCACCTTGCCGTCCGCCACGGCCTGTGCGATCATGTCAGCTGCCTTAGCCGTCTGCTGGCTGCTGAGCCCGTATGCGTTCTGCGCCGTGGTAAGGAAATCCACAGCCTCCGCAGTGGTGGACAGCGCTCCGCGGGAGAGCTTGTACGCCAGAGTCAGGCTATCCTGCGCGTCCTTGACCTTGACCCCGGCCGACAGCAAGTCGTAGTAGCCGTCGGTCAGGTCCGACAGGTCGGCGCCCGTATCCGCTGACAGGTCCTTGATGCCCTCCCCGATGGCGGCGAGCTTGTCTGGGGTCGTCTGGGCGATGGTGTTGATGATGTTGAGGCGATCCCCGAAATCCGCGGTCCATTTCGTGATGGCGACACCGGCACCAAGCGTGGTCGCGGCCGCGACCGTGGCGATGCGCCCGATGCCGGCCGCGACCTTCCCCACGCCCTGATTCATCCGCGCGAGGTTCTGGTTGGAGGCATTGCTAAAGCCGCGGACAGCCTGTGACGCGCGGTTCAGCCCGCCGGTGAGCCCGTCCTTGAGATCCAGCTGCGTGACCAGCCGGGCAGTCTCACCCAGCATCCGGTGGCGTCCCTCTCAACGCGGCCACAGCGGCATCGGCCGCTCTGTCCTCAGCGGCTTTCGCTTCCAGGGTAGCCCTCCGCGCCGGACTTCCGACACGTTCTTCGGCCAGCAGTTGTAGGCTCAACAGGGCTTCTCTCCAATTCAACTCTCCGGGACCGCGGACGGCATCCCAGCCGAATCGCCCGGCAAGGATGGCCCGGAGCGCTTCTGGCGCCTCGGCCCAGTAGGCCGGGTGGCTGATGTCCGCCCGTCCGTCCGTCCACCCGGCGATCGCGTCGACGACGGGCTCATCAATGGGCGCAGGATGGCGTCCGAATAGAGCCTGTCCGCCGCATCGGCGACCTGCATGCCGCCATTGCCCCATGGCAGGAGCCGCTCCACCGTATCGCCCCAGGACGAGCGCCCCGACTCGATGGGTAGCGGCTCCCCGGCCTCGTCCACGAAGCTCCACGCGCGGATGCCCAGGGACACATAGATGCGGGCAAGGTGCCCCTGCATGAGGATGACATCGGACCCGGCCTCCCGGACCGCCGCGTACACCGCCGTCCCGATGGGGATGGTGGCCTCCGGGATGAGGTCCACCCAGTCACGCTCATGCGGTTCGCCGGGACATCTGCAGGGTCCGACATCGACACGTTCCAGGGGTCGCTCCATCCCCTTTCGTCCTTTCTCCTGCCATCAGCTGAGCAGGTTGCTCATGGTATTGATCAGCCGGACCCCGATGGGCGTCACGAGGGCCGGGTCATGGATGTGGCGACAGACGAGCTGCCCGGCGGTGTTGCTCCCGACCGACTGCTCCGATCTGGTGAACCAGTACCCCGCGAAGCGGATGCGTTGGCTGTAGAAGGTAGACCCCGTGATGAGGACGCGTGTGGTCGTGTCGAGCTGCACGAACCGCTCCTGTGCGTTGGCATTCAGCCACTTGGCGAACTCGGACAGCGCGGCCGTCGACTTCGCGAATGTGAACGTGGTCTCCATCGTCCGAGGCCCACGGCCGTAACCGGCGACCGCGAAGTTCGTGTTGGAACCGTTGGCGAAGCGCTTCACGTCGTTGTTGGCCTGGATGTTGATGGACGCGTCGTGCATGGTGTTGGTCAGCGGCGTGATGCCGATCGACCCGGCTGTGTCGTTGATGGAGAGCGTCGTGTCAGCCGCGTACAGCCACGTCGGGTTGGTATCGACGGACAGGCCCGCGGTGCGTGCCTGCGGGTAGGTCGTCGTCGCGAACCGCCAGTCGGCGGTGTGCATGATCGGACCGAGGTCCTGCGGGAACTGGAGCTGGAGCTGGTCCACGATACCGTCCTGGTACCGCCACTGGTCGCCCGCCACTTCGTCGCCCCATTCGGCGGTCAAGAGTTCGTAGGCGTCCGCGGAGGTCGCGGCAGGATCCCAATCCCAGGTCTTGGCAGTGGTGCCGGTCGGTGTTTCGCTCTTGAGGAGCGCCGACCACAGGGCCTGTGCATCGTTGGCCGCGAGAGGCCCGGTGCTTTGTCCGGTAACGTCGAGCGCCGTTCGGTATGGGGAGATCGCGGGATCGAGCGTCCCGGTATCCACGTCCGGATCGGTCCAGTGCGGGTCCACGGTCGGGTTGAAGCGCCACGGCATCCGCCGGGTGGCCGCGACCGGGGTCCCGAATGTCGTTTGGAGCCCCAACTGAAACGCCCGGAAACGAACGTTGCCGGGCAGGGCTGCGACAGGCATGTCTCAGTTCCTCCTTATCCTGTTCGGCAACGTGCCGAGCGATGGGACGTGCAACCAGGCTCCACCACCGATATATAGTGGCGTTCGCTCCGAGTCTGGTGCGCTCTTGCGGCGATCAGTGGTCTTGCTCTGTTTCCCTTTCCTCTCTGGACGAGCCGGAGCACGGTGTGCCGCCGGCTGACTTGGTTTGCCTGGGCGTGGGTGGGATGGCTTGGACGGACGGGACGGACGCTGGACGGGCGGCCTGTGCGTCGGTGTGTCGGGGTCGGTGGTCGGAGCCTGTAGGTTCATCGGTAGCCCTGTTGGACGATGTATTGGAAGGTCAGTGATGGAGCGCCCACGACGATATCGCCCTGCCGCAATTCGCTCTCCTGTAACCCGGTCTGGCGTAGTTCAGCCTTCGGGTTGACAAGACTCACGTTGTACGTGAACAGGTCGCGCATCCTATCTGCCCAGCGGTTGACCCTGGTGTTGAATTCGGCACGATCCGTTATCCAGTCGATGTACCACAGCGTACCCGTGAACGTCGTGATACGTACCTGCATGTCGTGAGAGACGGACTCCACGATGTCGCCTAGCACGATCATCGGAGCTTCGCCTGTCAGGGACGCAGGGACCTCGGACCAGAAGATGCGCCCGACCGCGTAGGACTCCGAGAGGATGAAGGCGTCGATGAGCGCCGCGATGGCGCCATTGAGGTCCTGCCGGTCGGTCTGGTACGAGGACGGGATGACCGGTGTGAACGACATCAGGCGGCCTCGTTCCAGGCAACGACTATCTCGGCCGCGAGGTTCGCTTCCTCGAGGGCCTGCTGCCCCGCGGACATCAGGAACGGCCGAGGTCGCGTCCCGGGATGATGGACCAACCTAGCGAAATTGGTCGGTCGCGCCCCGGTCCGAAGGGAGCCCGTCAGGCGCCGAGCGCCGCCCCAGGCCAGTACCCTCGCCCGGACCGGGACGATGGTGTGCGGCCTGGTCCCGAACTCCACGTAGCCCGCATAGGACGCGGACGCCTCGACGGTAGCGGCCGTCACCCCGACAGGGCCGGGATGGATGCTTCGTTGCAGGTTGCCCGTGCGCTTGGGGACCCGCTCCTTGGCCAGCCGGACGGTCACCAGTTGCCACCGCCGGAGCATGCGTGACCCGACCCGACCGTTCTGCAATCCGGCCGCGGTCAAGCGCCGGACCAGCTGCTCGCCGCCGCTAACCATCGACCGGGCTCCCGATGGTGTTCATCCGACGCTAGCCACCTGCTCACCGATCTTCCAATCCACGATGAATTCGCGCACTTCAGGCGGTAGGTCCGCGTAACTCAGGACACTGCCCTGTGGCGTCACCGCGACGGTCGCGAGGATGGACGCCGGCCGCATCGTGTACCAGGCCGCCAGGACCTTGACGGTGTGCTTCAGCGTCTCCGGTTCGGTGCCCGCGGCATACCCCCCGTTCCCGACGATCACCAGGTCGTTCGGCATCGATGTCCAGGCGTAACCCCCGCCCCAGTTGCCGGGGAAGAACGGGCTATCCAGAAGCTTATCCCACCACCGCGAGTCCGCGTAATACCACGGCCGGTCGTTGTCCACGCGCCACGGCCGGAACTGCAGCGCCACTATCAGCCGAGAACCGTCCTCCACTCCGGGCGAAGCTTCCCAGATCCCCCAGGCGCTCGGTGATGTGTTGCCATCACCGGGGACAGCCACGGAGAGTGCGACGCCGCCCCAGGTGGCGCTGGTGATGGACCGGAAACCGGGGATGGACACCTGCGCCTGCAATAGCGTGGTCCGTGCCCACGTCACGGCTGGATGGTCGTGGAAATAGCGATGGCATTCGGACTCAAGGTACGACTGCGCAGCCCGGATGTTGCTACCGATGGTCTGGTCGCTGTATTGGGAAGTCGAGCCGGGTGTGTTGAGCTTCAGGTAGTCACGCACCTGGTCCGAGGTCACGATGAGGTTCATGCCCGCGCCTCCACGAGTCCGAGTGCCGCCAGCCGACGCGCTGGTGGGACCGGCCCCGGCGCCGGGACGGGAGCACCGGTCAGGATGGCCTCGAACCGCTCTGCGGCCATCTCCCAGCTGAACTGCGCGACGTGCCCCGGTCCGAGCATGCCAAGCCTTCGTCGCTCTGCCGGGTCGGTCACCAACCGCTCCACCGCATGCGTGTAGCCGTCGCCCTTAGGGATGGCCCAAAAGTACGAATAGATGTTGTCGATGAGCGCGTACTCAGGGACCAGCACCCCCGCGGGACCGACCACTTCGGGGAGCGAGCTGTAGTCGAGTGCTACCGCGGGGGTGCCACACGCCAGAGACTCCGCGACGGTGAGCCCGAACCCCTCCGCTGACGTGCTGATGTAAAGGTCCGCCGCGTTGTACATGCAGGTCAGCAGCTCGCGCGGGACACCACCCCCGGCATCGTGAAAACCGGTGGTGCCGATGCGCGACCGGACGTGTTCCGGGTATTTACTGGCTTCATGCCACAGGTTGCCACCCTGGTCTACCGTCCGGCAATGCAGGTACAGCACCACATCGGGGTGACGGGCCAGGACCGGTGCGAGCGCCCGGAACATCGCCGGGTACGCCTTGCGGGGCATGAGCCGATCCGCCCGGAACAGGATGGTGGAAGCCTTCGGCCACCCCAGGAACGCCCGGCACTCGGCACGCGAGCGCAGGGTCACGAGCCCCTTCGGTGTCCGGAGGACGAGCGGCCTCGCTCCCGTCACCGGCCAGAAGCTGTCCGGGTCGATGCCGTGGTAGACCATCGGGGGCCGTTCTCCGGTCACAGCCTCGATCTGGTCCGCCCCGAAGCGGCACATGGCGACCGGCCTGATCCGTTCCCACAGCTTCGCCCAGCTCGGCGGCAGATCGATGCCCTCGATCGGGCAATAGACGAATGCAGGTAGGTGCTTCGGAAGCAGCTTCCACCACGGGCTCATCTCCAGCGAGGCGTGGTCACCGATGATGAGGACCACCTCAGGCACCCAACCAGGGACCGTCAGCCCGCTGAACACCCCCAGGGCCTTGGACACGATGGACGCCGCGGCCGGTCCATCGACCCCCATCCAGCCGTCCGGGACACCCAGCAGCACGGTCCGCTCGCGGAGCCCCTGTGGCCACGCTGGGTCGATGGCGAAGCCGGCGTCCTCGTTCATGGACAGCAGCCGCAGATCGATGCCCCGGCGGGCCATCGCCGAACCCAGGTCACGGGTCACCGTGCCGAACCCCGTACCCGCCGTGTCGCCCAGCACGAGCAGACGCAGCCCGCCGGTCGGAGGCAGCGTATCCTGCTCCGGGACCATCCCGGGGGTCAGCGTGGCAGGAGAGCCGACCCCTCGGGCTCCCCGTGAACGTACCGCGGCCCTCCGCGCCGCCCTGCTCACGGTCCCACGCTCCGCAAGGTCGTGTCGCAGATCCACAGATACGCGATCGCCAGCACCAGACCGACCGCCGGCAGCACCAGCGACCTCACACCAGCACCGACCGGTCGGCACCCTGGAACACCACCCGGATCGCCTCGACCTCTGCTTCGGTGTCGACCAGCCGGTCGTATACCGCCCGGATCGCGGCGCACATCTGCGCGTGCCGTTCGCGTGAGGTCGTCCGGATGATCTCGACCGCCTCGTCCGGCTCGTGACGGTCCAGATCGATACACGTCTCTCCATCCTGCCAGAACGGCTCGGCCAACTTGCCCGCGTAGTGCCTGGCGTGCCCGACCAGCGGTCGTCCGACGGCCGCCCAACCGTGGATGACGTGTCCGAATCCGTCGCCGGTGATCTTGTCGTGCCATCCCCAACCCGAACGCGCCATGAGGTCTGCGATCAGGCTGGCCGGTTTGATGGTGCCATCTGGACAGTCGGTACCGTAGACCCGGAAGGTCGACCCCCGTCCGACCTCCATCGCACGTTGCAGCCATGGCCAGCACTGGATGCGCGGCATGAGGTTCACGAACGAGCTTATCCGCAGGTGGTCCGCGTCCCGCGGGTCGCGCCAGCGGAAGCTCTGGTCCATCATCTGGTGATACCGGACGCCGCGCCCTTCGATGGCGTTCTCCGCGGACACTAGCGCCAGCGGGTCCAGCGTCCAGTCCACCTGTTGGCCGGTGTTGCCGACCTGGTAGACATAGGTAGCGCCTACCTCCCGAGCGAACCGGGCGAACCCCTCCTGATCCTCCTGCACGGTCGCCATGACGATGTCCCAACCGATCCTGCGTGCCGTGTCTAGGGTCACACCCTGGATGGGCACTGTCGGGAACTCGTCGTCGTGCATGACGTAGCGCCCAGGTGACGGCTGCGCCCAGATGCCCAGCGAGGGGTGCAGGTACTGGTCGGCGAGCTCGCGTCCGAAGTGCGTGCGCCCGAAGCCCCAGTACCCCTCGTCGAACCACTCCATCCCGAGCGGTGTCCAGACATCCCAGCCCAGCCGCTCGCCCAGGAGCTGGAGCGACCGGAACAGCCCCGCGTGGTGGCGATCGATGAGGACGTTCACGCTAGCATCCCCACCGCCGTATCTGGGGATGGTACGCCACCCAACAGTCGTACCCAGTCCTCGGTCACCGTGGCCACGTCGAACAGCTCGAGCGCCCGATCTCGCCCCTCCTGACCGACGTATCGGGCCAGCGCCTCGTCGCCCAGCAAGCCCCGCAGGTGCCGCGCAGCGTCCTCGGGCGAGAGTGCCGCGATCGGCGCTATCTTGTCCGCCTCGAACAGGGCATCCGGCCCCATCCAGTCGTGCCGCCCGATGGACACCACGGGGGTCCCCGACATCAACGCCTCGATGAGCCCTAGGGTGTACGGTGCGGGGTGGGTGCCGGTGTACAGGTAAACCCGAGTCCGGCGCAGGTACCGCAGCAGCTCCTCGTACGGGAGCGTGCCGCACCCGCCCATCTGCTCCGAGCCCGGACCGGCCATGCGGGTAGGCAGGTCAGCGGTCGCCCGCTCCCAGTATGACCGGCCTACCCATTCACCACGACCGGCCATGTTCTGCGTCACGTTACCGACCCAGATACCGTCACCGACCCACGGCCGGTAGTCCGTCGGGTACTTGCCGAACCTGATCGTGGCGTCACAACCCGCCCAGTGCCCGGACTCCCGAAAGAACCACCCCTCGGCCGGTGAGTAGCGCACGATCACCAGACCCTCCCGGCGCAGGCGCTTCATCTCGTCTTCGAGTGCGAAGTCGCTCTGGCCACAGGTGCGCCACACCACGCGCTTGTGCTTGATCCTGCCCCACTGCGGCATGACCCACTCCCGCAGGTAGTGGTGACAGATGATCACGTCCGCCCAGTCGATCAGATCATCCGGCAGGTATTCCTTGGCCCTCATCTGGTCCGGGACCAGCGCAGCCAGCTCCGGGTGGCGCGGCGCATCCGGCAATGGGGGACGCTTGTCGTCGCCCGGATGCACGGGGTCGGCGTACGCGCCGATGCTGAACACGTCATATCCCGCGTCCGAGAACATGCGCACGTCGTCGTACTCGGCGATGGAGTGCGCGAGCATCAGCAACAGGTTCACCGGAGCACCGCCTCGAACGCTCCCAGGTCCGCGTCACCGGTCACTTCATGCGTCGCTGCCAGGATCGCCCGGAGGGGTGCGATGCCGTGGTGGACCTCTCCCACGATCCGCCTGACGGATGCGAGCGCGGGACTCGCGAGGAAACCGTACTCGCAACCCTCGCAATCGATCTTGGCCCAGACGAACGGCTCGTCCTGCGCCGGTCCACGCCGGAGCATCGCGCCCCGCAGCGTGACACCCTCCAGGTCCGCTGCCCGACCGTGCTCCGCGATGTCCACGTTACCGATGAACTCGTGGTGGCTCTCCGGTCCGTAGAACAGGCGCCCCGGTCCTCCGTCACCAGCCAGTGCGTTGATGACGACGGCGCGGCCACCCACGCCGTTGCGTTCCAGGTTGGCCACCAGGAGCTCCACGTTCTCGGGCAGACCCTCGATGGCGACCAGGCTCATGTCAGGGTTGTCCAGCAACAGCGGGACGCTCACTCCGCCGATGTGCGCTCCCACGTCGAGAGCCCAACCTGCCAGGGCGCGCGGCAGGCGGTACTCGTCGACCGGGGACATGCACGACGTGAGGGTGTTCCAATCCGACGTGTCCGGGCGGTACCGCATCACCGCCCGATGGCCGCCGGGTGTGGCCCATTCGTGAGTCAGCGATGTTCGCTCCTGCCCGCTCCCCGTGTCGTGGTCCGGGCTGCCGCCGGAGCGAACCGCGGCAGCCCGGATGGGTGCGGGGTGCACCGTCTGCGTCGAGTACACCCCGCGGCTCACTACGGGATGACCGCGGTGAGCATCTGAGCAGCGCCGACGTGGACCCCCGTCTCGGCATTGAAACCGAGCTCCATCTCGCCCCGGAAGCCAACCAGGTTCTTATCCCAGCGGTCCCCCGCGACATCGGTCGTGTCGATGCGGAATTCCATGCCGCGATAGAGCTTGAACTTGTCCCACTCGGCCGCGATGGCGATCTTCGTCGCCGCGTTGGTGCCGAGGTTGCGGTCGAAATACAGGGGCACGCCCCAGAAGGCGATCCCACCGCTCTCCGTGCGGGTGAAGCCCATCGGACCACCCTCAGGACTGAGCCAAAAACCCGCCGCGTCAGAACCCTGCCGCAGCGCCGTGAAGTACGTCGTCGAGTCTACGACGATGCCGGTGGGTGTCCGATCCCGGCCGGCCAGGGAACCCATCAACTGTGCGCAGGCCGTTGCGAGTGATCCCGCCACGGTGGAGTTGCTCGCAGCCGCGAAGGCTCCCGTATAGCCCAGGAAAGCCGGTGTCGCGTTCAGGGAGGTATACACGCCGAAGCAGGCATCCCCCGAGCCGACCGTCCCGGTACCGGGACCGGCGATGACCTCGAAGTTCTCAGCCAGGTCTGCGGCCTTCGCCAACTCATCGAGGACATCGCGCTCGGCAGAACCAGCGGAGAACCGGAGGTACTGCTTGCCGACATCGTAGATGCGTGCGAACGTGACCAGGCTCGCGGTATAGCTGCCATAGGACTCGTTGAGGTTCTCCTTGGTCGCACCCCAGTTCTGGGCCGTCATCCGGTCGGGCGTTCCGAGCCGGTACGGCTGATCGACACCGCGGACGGCCACGCCCGACACCACCGTCACCAGGTCGCGATAGGCCGCGCTCTGGGTATTCGGCTTGACCACCGCGTCGACCAGGTTGTTGGGCAGCACATACCCGCCGGTCGCGCTGGTCGTGCCGAGGGTCGCCTTGCCGGTGGTGGCCGGAGCGTCCAGATAGGCGACACCCAGTTCCTGCAGCTTCGCCTTGCCGGCTGCGATGGCCTCGATGTCGATACCGTCCGAGAGCATGCCCTTGTAGGCGGACAGGGCACCCAGGAACGTCCCCGGTGTGTAGCCCACCCCGAAGATGGCTTCCATGACCGGCGACGCCTTCATGGCCCGCTCAGCCAGTCGCTGGCTGGCTCCCGGACCGTCACCGATAGTCGCCGCACGGGATGGCGCTCGCAAGTCCGCGAGCGCTGCCTTGACAGCCGCGTCGATCTCGGCCTTGAGCGCGACCTTTCTGGCAGTGTCGGCCTTTTCAGCCTGCAATCGGTCTAGTTCTGCGAGCTTTTCTGCGACAGCAGCAGACCCCTCAAGCGCCGCCGCGTAGCGTGCGCCGTCTGCGGCCTTCGCGCCTGGATGTGAATCCTCGCGCGTCTTGGCCAGGTTGGCGATCTCTCGCGTCAGCGCGTCGATGCGTTCATTCAGCGCGCCGTCGTCCGCACCCACGACGGGCCACATGAGCTTTCCCCGTGATGTCACCCCCAACGGGGCGAGATCATCCAGCCCGGCCGCGACGTAGAGCGTCGCGAGTAGCAGACCCTCCACGTTGCCCTGGTACTGGGTAAGAACAGCTGGTTCCACCTTTGTTCCCCTTGCCTAATGGGCTACCCGTCCGTGCAGGACACCCTCAAGGTCGTCCAGCGCACGAGATAGGGCGGCCCGGTCCTGGTCAGACAGGACGTCTCCGGCCTTGCCCGGCGCATTCCCCGGTCCTTCGGACAAGGTGCGCAAGGGGTCATCCACGTCCACCCCGAACATCGCGGCGTGGACCGCCGGGATGCTAAGAGCGTCGAGTGATGCTGCCGTGGCCAGGACCGCCTTCAATGGCGGGACCACGGCGAACGTGTTCTGCGGTGATGTGGTGATGGTATGCCGGATGATGGGCCAGACCTCGATGTGCCCGCTCTGGGCCCGGCGCACGTCCGGCCCGAACGCCTGTGAACTGCCGTAGAGCGGCACCCCCCGAGCCTCCAGGGCAGCCAATAGCTCGCGTCGCCGCTCGCCCGCGTTCGCCCAGAAATCCGCCCATACCCCATCGTCCTCCGGTCCCGCGTCCAGGACGATGCGCCCCAGGATGGCGCCCTTCATCACGCCGGTCGGGTCACCATGGAGCAGGTCGTGATGCCAGTCCACCAGTCGCTCCCGCGAGCGCCGGAGCCCCGCGTGGTGGCCGTACAGGTCCGTCTCCTCATCGAAATACTCGCCATCGATATCCAGGCCGGCCTTGCCACCCGGGAGCGGACCGCCGAACGGGACCACGAGGATGCGCCGTGAGCGCTCCCCGGCGAGCCACCTGTCCATGTCGGACGGGGTCAGGTCTTCCGCCTTCATCGGCTCCTGCCATGCCTTCATCGGGTAGCCCGACGCCTCCATGTCGGCAGCGGAGCCCACTTCAGCGCGCTCTGCCTCCAGCCATCGGGAGAGCGCGCCGATAGCGGTGTCGAGCAATGCCGCCTGTCCCGGCTGGTCCGACTCGACGGACAGCAGGCCGTACAGCTGCGATAGCACGTTCGCACCCTCCCGCGCCTGGTCCGCGGCCATGGAGTGCGCCTTCCCGGCGCCCTCGACCTCGATGTCGAACCGGCGCGCCGCGGCAAGGACCTTCGACCGTGCCTTCGGGCCGAGCGGCGACTGCGACAGCCGGGATAGCGCACTCCGGACGTGCGCCGCGTCGTGGATGGGGAAATGGCGCAGGCTCCGTGGCTCCGTCCTGCCACCGACCCTGGTGCCACCAGGCTCGATATACGCGAAGGCGCTATCGGGCAGGTCGTTGATGGCTGCCGTGGTCATCTCTGCCTTGGTCGTGAAAGACATCCTGCCTCCCTTACAGCGCGCCTATGACCGGGAGCCAGTCCAGCGTCCCGTTGGGGTGGTCCTCGATGCCCTGCGCGTCGAGGATGGAGAACACCCGACCGTCCCGGTCGGCGCATACCTCGTCCTGGTCACCGTCCGAGGCCTGGACCTGTGTCACGCCATAGCTGCCATAGGTGGACAGCGCTGCCGCGTTGTAGGCGAACATCAGCTCCGTCCGGGCGATACGCTCGGCGCGGTACTCGTCGAACCCAGCCCAACCCTCCACGAGGTCACCCGCCTCCTGTGGGCTCATGCCCTCCTCGATGGCTCGAGCCACGAGCTTGCGTATCTCCCCCCTGGTCCATCCGTTGATGTCGGTGATACGGCCCCCACCGCGACGCAGGACGTGCTCCACCGCGCCGACATCCGCATCGCCCAGGGCAGCCCGACGCTGCGTGTCGGCCTTACCGGTGCCCTCGAACGCCCCGCTGATGTGCGCTTCCACGCTCTCGGCCATCCCGGCCAATGCGGGCCGCAGCGCCCTCATCAGCTGCTCGTCCATCGCCGCGTCCTCACCCCGCGGGAGCCACAGCGACTCGTCCCTGGCGCCATGCCGCCGGATGGTGTCCCAGTTCTTCCGGATGCGCTCGGAGATGCTCTGCGCCTGCGTCGATAGCACCGCCCGTACCGCGTCCCGCAACTTCGGGGTCAGCCGCTCCTGCCACTGCTCGCGGAGCGCCCGGACACCCAGGTCCGCCTTAGCCGCGACCACGGCAGGTACCCCGCCTCTCGGCGCGACTGCGGGAGTCGTTAGTGCGCTATCCCCCGGCGTGACCGGCACCGCGATACCCCGAGATGTCACCGCCCGGATGCCCGGCACGTCGCCTACCGGGACCCTGCCGGTGTCCTCGGTCGTACCCATCGCCATCGCGACCACGTTCACCGGCATCCAGATGGCGTTGTCCAGCAGCTCGTCCCCGAAGGGGTCAAGCCCGATGATGGCGCGCCGCTCCTTGTTCCGCAACGGCGTGCCAGCGGCCTTGGCGAGCTTGTCGAAGTTGGGCAGTTCATCGTCGAAACCCGGCTCGTCGAAGCACAGCGTGGGAGCCCAGCCCAGCACCGGTTCCCAGCGGTCCAGGATGCCCGCCTGGAACGTCTCACGAAACTCGGTGAGCCGGTCGTGCACGGCGGACTGCCACAGCGAGGCTTCGTCATATTTGCGTGTCTCACCAGAGTTGAGGCCACTCGCGGCCGTGCCACCCAGCTGTGACAGCGGCACCCCCCACAGCGCTAGCAATGCGTCACGGTTCAGGTACATAAGGTCTATGATCTGCATCTCCCCGACGCTCTGGACAGTGGGGGTGAAGTCGACCGGGGCACGCACGATCTGTAGCCGGCGCGCAGCTTCGGGCTGCTCCGTCACGTTTCGCCAGTCACGTACGAGTTGGTGATACACGTTGTCGTCAGTGATGGCGCCCTCCCTCGGCGCGAGGATACCGCTGAGACGCCCCCCGGAGGACAGCAGCGCGGAGTAGTGGCGGTCGATGAGCCCGGTGTTGATGGCCTTCGCCATGGACGACTCGATGAGCCCTACCCCGAACACACCCGAGTCCGGCGGCTGGAACTGCAGCAGCAACAGCTCTTCCACGTCGATCGGGGTGCCCGCGTGGCCCGGGCGCTTGTCCAGCACCCACCCCTGCAGCACCCCGGCCTCGGTGCACACCGGGGTCAGTCGGTCGGGACGGACCGTGCACAGCGCGTGAGGACAGCCGTTCCCATCGAGCAGATCGAGGAAATAACCCGCGTTACCTGCGAGCCCGATCCACCGGGAGAGAAGGACCATCTGCTGCCTGCGGGACTGGCGCCGCCCGATGCCCCCGGCGCCCTGCAACGGCAACCCGGCCTGCGGCTGGGTGAGCAAGCGAAACGCATCAAGAGCGAGCGGGTCACCCGTCCACCCATCATCGATCGTCTCCCCGTCCGGGTCCTCCAGGTGCCATCCACACCCGGCGATCTTGCCGGCGATGACACGCTCCGCCGCGCGCACCCAGTCGATCTCCATCCCGAGCTTGAGCGCCTTGGCCATCCGCGCTTGGGGTTCGGTACCCAGGACGGTCGGCAGCAGGTATTCGGTCATCAGCACCCCAGCACCCGGCCCGACCGGCCCGGCTTTCGCTGGCGAAGGCACAGCGACCGCTGTGGACGTAGCCGGTCGGGCGGGCAACGGGATGGACACGCTCACTCGGATGCCACGTCAGAGGCCCTGGTCTGTGTGCGACGGTCTACGACAAAGGCCAAGATGGCGAAATATGCTCCGGCCACGAACAGTGCCAGCCAGGGCCATGGCGTCAACGCCGCGCCGGTGCACAACAGGACGAACGCCGCATCCGCGTAGTGGCTCGCCAGCACGTTCACTGGCGCCTCAGCTGGCTGACGCCCTTGATGTACAGCTGGACGCTGTGTAGCGTCCGGTCCTTGTCGTCCTCACGCCAGTAGATGGCGGACGGCGAGCCGACCATGTTGCCGGGGACCCACCCCTCTACAGTGACCTTGACCCACTGGCCGGCGGACAGGAGCAGCGCCTTCACCAGCATCACCGTTCGGTACCGACGCTGGTGAGTTCCGTCCAGGTGCCGTCGGGGTCCTTGCGCCACAGCGCATTCCCGGTGGTCGGGTCCGCCGTCAACGGGTCACGGGTGTTCGCCGTCCGTACCGCGCACGGTCCGTCCCACAGACACCCCTGGCACTGCCCACAGCGCTTCCCCTTGGCAGCCCTGGCGAGTTGCTCCCAGGGATTCACGCCACACCCCCGGCGGACAGACCCGAGAGAGCCGCCCACGGGTCATTGGCATCAGGTTCGAACGACATCACCGCATACCGCAGGGCGTCGCAGGCGTCATCGTTGATCTCGATGGGCTTCTCCTGCAACTGCCCCGTGCGATTGGGAGCCCACGTGTATGCCGGCATCTCGGTCAATAGCCCCGTGCAGGCCGGATCGACGGTCATGCCCTCTCGGATGGCCCGGTCCACCGCGCCCAGGCCGGGCATCACGTCATTGACCGCGGGCAGCAGCGCCGCCCGTAGCTTGCACGGCCCACCGTTCCCGTTGGCATGCCGTGTCTGGTGTCCGGCCCGGTGACGGGCCAGGTGCCGGCCCAGCTCCGCCATCAACCCTGGCTCCGACGGGTCACAGTACACGGCGTCAACGTCGTGCGCCTCGTACAGTCCGGCCAGCGACTCGGCCAGCTGGTCCAGCCCCAGGCCGGCCGTCCATATCTCGCCCACGACCGCGAGCCGACCAGACCCGGACCGGCCGACGACCTCCGTGGCGAAGTGATGGACGAACCCCCAGTCCAGGCCGGCGACGACCCGCTTGAACGGTCCCTCGGTCTTGCGCACCCCCGTGTCCGGCAGTGTCCAGATCACACCCTCAGCAGCCGCCCACTCGCCCCGCCCCAGGCGCCGACCGATCGCCGTGTCCGGCATGCCCCGGATGCGCTCCCGGTAATCCTCCGGCAGGAAGCGGTTGTCCTGCGCGTTGGTGTGCAAGTACTGGCGCTCCGATGACGACGGGGTGAAGCGCTGCTTGAGCCAGTGTTTCGGATGAGCCGGGTTGGTAGCCGCTGCGATCTGGTGCCACGGGATGTGCTGGTCGCGCAGGCGGCCCAGCAGCATCAACCAGTCACCCTCATCGAGTTCGATGGCCTCATCGACGCCCGCCCAACCCAGCTCGAGCGACCCGACCTTGGTGGGCACGCCGGTCGTGGGGTCGCGGTCCAGGCCCAGGAAATAGATACGCGACCCGTTGGTCAGGTCAAACCAGTTCTCGGTCTTGTTACGGTCCTTGATCCACTCCCGCTCCGACACGTACAGCTCGAACGTCCGGAGCGTGGTCGCCGGTAACGATGCCGCGACCTTGCGGAATACACCGATGGTCACGCCGGGGTACCGCTTGGCGAGGTACCACGCTTTCTCACACAGGATACGACTCTTGCCGGCGCCCACCGCCCCGGAATACAACAGCTCCGGAGCCTCGGAATCGAAGAACTCGCGCTGGGCGGCTGACGCGAACGCCGGGCCGAGGGTGCGCCGGATGGACCGGATGATATCGAGCGGCGGCTGATACGCCGTCATCCGGGCTTGCTCTCCTCGAGGATGCGGTCCATCCAGTCCCGGACCCGACGACGCTCCGCCTCCGTCAGGACCTCCACCGACGGCGGCACCCCGGCCGGCGCGTCTGAGGCGACCTCGATACGAGCGTTGTCCCGGTAGCGTGTCGGGCGCGCTCCCTTCAGCAGGAATATCAGGAGGGTATCGCTGTACTCCTGCTCCGCACCGACCAGCTTGCCGCCTTGGTAGATCGGCTTGGTCGTGCCCTGGTACGCCCGCCGGCGCGCCTCCTCCTCGAGAAGGTCGATGCTCGCCTCCATCGCCTGGCGCATCTGCAGTGAGAACCGCTCATCCGACTCCTGCCAACGGAACACGGTCACCCGATGGATCCCAGCTTCCGCGGCGGCACGGGTGATGTTGCCGTTCAGGCGATAGGCCGCGAGGAAGTGATCCTTTTTGACTCGCTGTGAGGCGCTGCGATAGGGACCCATCCGCGTCATGGCCCTATCTTGACCCGTCACGGTCCGGATCATCAGGCACCGTGGCGAGTGTATCCACCCAGGACCGGGCTCGTCCTCGGTCACGCACCAGCAGGGCGTGCCATCCGGCATCCGACGGTCGTGGGGCGGCGTGGGATCCTGATCCTTACGCATCCGGGGTGCTCCGCCGGTCCGCGCACCAGCAAGGCATCCCGTCGTCGAGTCTCCGCACCGGCTCAGCCATCGATGGGAGCATAGACCCGCGAGTCAAGGCGACTCACGGTGTGCTCCGCATGAAGCCTACACCACCGACTCAAGCGCTGTCCCCAGAAGGACCATCCCGGAGAGAGACGAGATAGGTCGGAAAAGGGTGGTCCAGATGGCTTGACTGATGCCATGTATCTGCTACGCTACGCGCATCAGATAGTCCCAGACAACCAGGAACAGGAGCAGGACAGATGACGACCAGCCAGACACTCACCGTTGACAAGGGCTTCGAGGCGCGGCCCTACGTGGCCCGGGTCCTCGGAGCTGATGCCCGATACGGCATCCGTCGAGAGTTCCTCCACGCGGTACGACGCGACCTCAGCCGTTCGGGCGCTACCGGCACCATCGAATACCTGATCACCGAGCCGGGCATCTATGAGATCGGCAACAGCCGCGGCTGGTCGATCGGAGATCTCCAGGGCTACAACGGGAGCCGGCAGCGTTCCGGAGCCCGCGAGTACATCCAGGTCCGGTCCGACGGCACGACACTGCTGGATGACGCCGCGGCCGCTCTCAAGGCCCTCTAACAAGGCGAAACCCGGTCTAGCCGGGTCCTGCGGGACCCCCCATCCCGCGGCTGACGAGCCAGGGGATCATGGGAGACCAGATGGTCACATCAGATCCGTGGTGTCCTCGATGCATGGTGCCGTTGCCCGATGGCAAATGCAAGACATGCGGATGGGACCTCACGACACCCTTACCACGAGAGATCCGCGCTCTCATGACAAAGCACATGCGAGAGATGTTCGGGCGGACGGCGCGACCCGCTGACAAGCCCGGGAAACATAGGAGACACGGATGACGACCAACGGACCGGCAGCACAGACGATCTCGGACTACGCCGCTGAGCATGGGCTCGACCCAGCCGACATGGTGGCCATCATCGCCGGCGACCCCGACCCCGAGACGCCGGTCGGCGACGACCCGCATCACCGAGTCATCAGGACCTGGGATGGTTGGTACCTCGATGCGTCATACGAGACCTGGTACCTGGACCTGGTTGCGCAGAGCGTCCAGCCGGAAGATGACGAGCGATGACGGCCTGGATCGTGGAGAAGGGTGCCG